GAAGAAAATCCTTTTCCACATAATAGAATACCATTTAGTATTACTACTTACATGCCTATTAAAAAGAGTGTTCATGGGGAACCTGATGCTGCTTTACTATCTGATAACCAAGATAGTATCGGAGCTATGCAAAGAGCTATTCATGACATCACTGCTAAAGCGGCAGTAGCTCAAGAGTTTATTGATGAAAACTTCTTTCCAAGTCCAAGCCAAAAGAATGCTTATGAAAAAGGTAATACTGTTTATTTTAGAAGTGGGTTCCAACCTTCACAAGCTATCTATAGACAACCAGTTGAACAAGTACCAAAAGTAGTATTTGATGTTATAAATTATCAAACAAAAGATGCTGAGTTGCTTACAGGAACCACTGCATTCGGTAATACAGACTCTAATGTAGCAACTGCTATAAAGACAGCCACAGACGCAGCTAGCAAGCGAGAAGAAGGTATCCTGAGAAGGATGAGTGACTTATTATTTAAAGATATGGCAAGAATGACTATTTCTATGAATCAAGCCTTTTTAAATGAAGAAGAAATAGTAAGAATTACTAATGGTGAATTTGTAAAAATTAGAAGAGATGATTTAGCTGGAGAATTTGATTTAAGGATTGATGTTTCAACACCTGAAAAAGATAATGATACAGCTCAAAAACTTATGACTCTTATGCAAACTAATGGTGCTAACATGGACCCTAAAATAGCTAATATGCATTATTATAAAATAGCTCAATTATGGAAACAACCAGATTTAGCTGAAGCCGTTAAGAATTATAAGCCGCAACCTGATCCTTTAGAAGAAGAATTAAAGAAACTTCAAATAGAAGAACAACGCTTAAAGAATGAAGAGTTGAAATCTAAGATGATGGAAGCTGCGAGTAGAATATCAGAAAGAGACAGTAGAAGTTTAGAGAACTCACAAGATAGTAATGAAAAAGAAGCAAGTGCTGAACTTAAAAGAGCACAAGCAGAAGAAGCAATTGCTAAGGCTGAGAAACTAAGAGCTGAGGCAGATCAATTAGATTTAGAGTTTTTGGATGCCGAGTCAGGTGAAAAAAGAAAAAGAGATATTGAAGATGCCGAATTTAAATCTTTAGATGCAGCAGAAAAAGAACAAGCTAAAATGCAACATCAAGCAATAGTTGAAGCAGCAAAATTAGAAACTAAAGCAGCAGAAATAGCTGCTAAAAATCAACAAGGAAATAAATAATGGCAACATACGATCAATTACCAAGTAGACAGGCAGCACAGCAAGAACAACAGTTTAGTGCTGAACAAGCAATGGCTCAACAGAATGCTAAGATGGCAGCATTACAAGCTCAAGGTATAAGACCTAATACTAATGGTATACCTGGTCAAATGGCTCAAGAGCCAGGACTTGGCAATCCACAAGCAACTCCTGCACAGCCTATGCAATACTCTCCTGAACAAGTAGGGCAAGTAGCTCAAGGTATTATGACAGGAGAGATAGGTGAAGAGCAGTTAGCGCAAATACCTACTGAATTAGCAAATGCTGCTATGGTTATGGTACAACAAGCAGTACAACAAAATCAACCTCAAGGATTAGTATGAAAGTTGTAAAAAGAAAAGTAACTATAAAACCTAAAGGTTTAGGTAAACTTTCTAAACCTATTACTAAACAAGTATTAGCAGTTAAACCTCCAGAAGGTAAAACATCTGTATATGAAACACCTTATACTAAGCATGGTTAACATTAGTTAATAATTAACATAGATTAAATTATGTTATAATATAAATAAGACCAATGCGGTTAAGTCTATAAACTGTCTCAGTAATAAACGGCAATGCTGTTAAAAGCAACCGAATTTAGGAGTCAACAATGAGCGATGCTTATTTGGCTGAAACACTGGAAGCGATAGAAGAAACTATTGCAGAGCAAGAGTACAAGTTAAAACTTGGTAAAGATCTTGAAAGTTTATTTAAAAATGATGCTTTCAACTCTGTTATTGGTAATGCTTTATTAACTGATACAGTTAAAGAAGCTGCTGATGTTATTATTAATACGCTTGACCCTGATTCGTTAGAAGTCCGTGAAGCACTTGACAAAATAGTAAGTGTTAATAGATTAAAAGAATTTTTTGAGGGGATTGAAACTGATGCTATATATGCACCAGCGAAAATTGAACAAGAGCAGGAGTATCGAAGAGAGCTTACTGCACAACAAGCTAAGGATTAATAATGGCTGATAGTGAATTTACAGAAAAAGAAGCAGATATATTTGATAGTATGCTTACAGGTACTTTTGAAGAACCAGAAGAGGCTCCTGAAGACGGAGAGGCAGATAATGCCGAAGAAGAACTAGACGATAGTGAAGAGCGCAACGAGGACACAGACTCCGAAGAAGCTGAAGAAGAAGAAGAACAACCTGATGAGGATCTTGACGGAGAACCTGATGAGGATTCTGAATCTGATGAAGATGACGGAGAAGAAAACACTCTAGTAGAAGATTATAATACTGACGAGGAAGCTGAGGAGGACGAAACCGAAGCTAACGAGGAAGACGGAACTGACACAGAACCAGAACCTGACGGGGAAACTGGGAAGAATACAGATGAAGTCGATTATAAGGCCTTCTATGATGCCGTAACTGGAACAGAGTTCGTAGTGAATGGAAAGAAAACAAAAGGATTTAAAGATCCTATGAAACTTATCCAAGCACAACAAATGGCAGGTGGATTTAGTGATAAAATGGCTAGCTTTAAAAAGTATAGACCATATATGGCTCCACTTAAAGAACGTGGAATGTTAGATGACCCTGATAAATTCAATTTAGCTATGCAGCTTGTTGATGGGGACATTGAAGCATTAAAAGCCCATATGAAATCTCTAAAGGTCGATCCTTTAGATTTAGATATGGACGAAATAGGATATAACTCAACCAATACTTTAGCCTCAGAAGAGTCTTTAATTTTGGATGATACTTTAGAAGTAGCTAGGAATATCGGTATAGAACCACAACTTAGAGAAGTCATTGGTAAACAATGGGATCAAGAAAGTTTTGATGAGTTCTTAAAAAACCCTAGTGTTAGAAATGATTTAATAGATCATATACAATCTGGAGCTTACGATGTAGTTCAAGATAAAATAAGAGAGAAAAAACAACTGGATATTAATGGACAGTTTGGCAATATGACAACTATCCAACAATATCGAGCAGCTGTTCAAGAATTACAAGCGGAAGCTCAAGCTCAACAGCCAGTAATAAATAATACTGAGGAAGAGATAATAGAAGCAGAAGCTAGTGAAGCTAAAGTAAAAGCTGAAAAAGCAAGAATAGCAAAAGAACGTAAAGAGGCAAAGTATAAGGCAAAAGCCGAAGCTGAGTCTAAAAAGCTTAATGAAAGACGTAAGAAAGCAACTTCTGCGAGTAAACGAAAACCTGGAGCGAAAGCAAAAGCTAAGTTTGATCCAATGAAAGTTGAGGGTGAAGAACTCGATGAACTTATGGATTTCTTAATAACAGGCGGTAGATAGCTTAACTTTTAAGTTAACCTATCCCCCAAAAACAATATATAATAAGGAAATAAAATGTCATTAAAATCCAAATTTAATGCTGGTAACTTTTCGTCTACTGACATTGATGAACAGTACCATGACCTATTCTGGTCAAAAGGCGCAATTCGTGAAGCAATGCGTAAAAGAACATTCTCACAATTGGGAGATAGATTAACTCAGCCTAAACATTATGGTGATGAAATTGTAAAAGAAAGACATATACCTGTACTACACCCACTTAATCAACTAGATGGTGGTATTGATGCTACAAAAGCTTCATTACTTACTGGTACATTCTATGCGTATAATACTAGTGGTGTATTAGTAGATACATTTGAGTCTCGTAATTATGCTGTTGATGCACAAGATGAAGGAACTCCTGGTTCATATAATGCTAATCAAGCTGCTATTGCGGCTGCTGCTGGTGGTACTGTTAGAGCTGGTGCTGGATCACTTTATAATGGTGATGCTGAATATGCTGTAATTGCTGGATCTTTTCCAAATCTTACAGAAGAAGGTGGTAATGTTAATGAAGTAAATGCTAGAAGTATTACATCAAGAGGTTTTGTAAATGAATTTGGTTTACATATGAAATTTACTCAAAAATCTATTGATATGGATACTAGAACTGGTGTACTTGCTCAAAAGACTCGTGATCTTGGTGAAGCTAAAGGTGATATCTTTGAAGCACAGATTCAATCTGATTTACTTGCTGCTGCTGAAGTAAATAGAACATTCGCTGGTGTAGCTGCTGCTATTACTGATCTTGATGAAACTAATGCTTTAACTTATGGTGATCTTCGTTTAATGGAGCAAGAGCTTAAAAGACTTTTAGTACCTCGTGATACTAAAATTATAAAAGGTTCAACCAAAATTAATACTGTTGTTGTACAAAAAGCATTTTATGTTTATGTAGGACAAGAACTTTATCCAACACTTCAAGATATGGTTGGTCCAGATGGAACAAATCTTGTATGGCAACCACTTGAAGCTTATGCTGATGCAGCTGGTAATAACTATGCAGAAGGTGAGATTGGACGTATTGGGGGCTTTAGATTTATCGAAGTTGAAAATATGCAAAAATATAAAGGTGCTGGTGCAACTGATACTGGTGTTGGTAATTTCCATC